CTTGCGTCTTTTGGGGGGAATTTTGGTTAAACTCGGGTCTTACGTGTGATTGGAAGCGAACGTATGATAGCATCAGCATTAACATCTGCTACAGAAACTGATTGAACAACTCTTGTCTTAACTGTGTTCACGGTGACATTAGAACCTAACACCCATCGTATAGTCCAGTTACGCTCAAAGTGTTGTAGTTTGGTACTGAAGATTGCAGTTTTGGCTTTCAACAGAGCATCAGGTGCCATTCTATCCTCAAGATTAGTTACTAGAGTCTCGACAACGTCAAGAGCCTTTGTAACTAGTGTCCGGTCTGCCTGTGCCTTAGCTGCGTCCTCATCACTCCACATCGACGCTAAGCTATTTCTAAACATATCTAGAAGTTTCCCTCGTGCAGCAGACTCAATTGACATAGATCCGTTACTGATCTTGGTAAGAAGAAGAGATATTCTGATTGCCTCCAGTTGGGATGCCTCTACAATTGGGTGAGCCGGTGATAGATCTTCTGTATATTTCTTAAGTTGTTTAAGGAACGGGTGGGCCTCTGGGTCCTTGGCCCACTCTAATGAATCAAGGGTTATATTATAAGATGCGGCTGTCGCACTAGCGATCGTGTCTGTTACCATCACTGTTTGTCTTAATAGGGCATCTAGTCTCTTAAGCTGTTCAACTGCGGCTACATATGTGTAGGCTTGCACCATATCATTTTCGGTCAGCACATATTTCGGTGCCCACCATGTAGATAGGGCTGGAGTCCGAGATGGTAAGTCAATCTTACTTAAAAGTCCAGTGATCATTGTTGGTAATAGATTCAGAACAGCTAGGAAACCATGAGATTGCGGATCGACTAGTGCACCCATCCAATTAAATAGTGAATGACCAGGTAAGGTAAACCCTCTCTTAACCAGCTCGTTCTGTAATTGCGGGAGCAATCTCCCATTCATTACAACCTTGGCAATTAGTTTGGTGGTTAGGCCAGTGTACTCAAAACCGTTAACGAAGACTCTTTTGCAGAACTCTGCGGCAGGGGAAAGAGACTCAGACGATAGTATAGACTTCTTCTCATTTATAGATAAACCGAGATAAGCCACTACCTCTTTGTATTTCCCGGCCACTGTTGGGTTGTTTATAACGATATCGTCTCCACATATTCGATAATCTCTGAAGAATTGTAAACCACAAAGGATTGCCGAATACTTAACAATTATGTGATGAGTGAGTGCTAGCATCGCCCAATTAGACTTAGAGCCCATTGGTCCTCCAACACTATATTTGACTGGTAGATTATCGACGTCGTAATAAGTTCTATTGGCGAATATATTGACCCAATGATGACCGATAGCATCCATACCCAGCATGTTATTAAGGATTCTCCCCTGTAATGATAGTGGTAGTCTATCCGTTGCAGCCGTTAAATCAAAGCTATTCAACTCAGCCGCTGGATTAGAGGTCCACTCTCTGATAACATCTGATGCTGCATCCTGATCGAATGTCGCATCTTCCGGGATAGATTTTAAAAGATCAAATAGGGTATCATGTAGTGGAGTCATTATTAATTGGGTCCAGTAATCGAGTGAGGCAACATGACGGGTCTTCCCGCCCCACTCAGCAAAAGTTATTATCTTCCCTAACTTAACTGATGTCTCGGGTATAATATCAACAGCCTTGAGTTGAACTGTCGCAATTAGCATCTTAACAAATCTTTTGAGACCACTTGCTATTGCAAAAGAGTTCAAGGGTTGTATAACCGATTTATTCATCAGAAGAGCTCTGGCATCTGAGTAAGCTGTCCAAGTAGAGTCGCCATTCGGGCCGGCTGAAGAGATGATTATTGGCTTCTGGGCACGACATTTTGCCTTGTAGGCTGCTTTTAACTTGCTAGGAGTCATATCCCACTCTGCTAAGATTGCCTCAACTTTCCCTGGTATATCATGCGTCAGTTTCGCTCCACCGTCTCCCATCGGAGTCGGGAGTACAGTGATATCTTGGTTTGGAGTGTGGACCTCTTTACCGTACTGAGATGAGTGACCATCTGTAATAGTTGAAAGGTCTTTAACATATGGTAGAACAATGACCCTATTAATATCAAGGAAGGCAATCACTAAGATATCGATCAGTCTTATAATATTTTTATCTGTATTTTTATGCAATGATATTTTGAAATCAACCAAAGATTGGATACATAGTATTGAGAGTATATTCTCTTCATGAATGTAAGACAGTCCAACTGGTGTCTTGTTATCTTGGGCACCTATTCTGACGTGGACTTCGTCATTCTCGTCAAGTATAGGAACAGCAGTTGGGACTGGTCCACCTCTGATCCAAGAGATATAGTCCATTCTAACACGTTTAAGCTCCGAAATAGTAGATTCAGGATTGATATTGATCATGTAACATACACGTTGATATGATGTCTGAAGGGCAGTAAGGAATGCTTCTATATTGTTTAGTTTGAGGTATGAGGCTAGTAAAGAAAGGGCAGAGAAGACAGCATCGAGATGCTTGAATGTCGAAGATGTTGTTGGTGAGCCAGCTCCGCTAAGGTTAGGTATTCTCATTAAGCTAATTAATTTAAGAACCCTTAGATGTAGAGTGGTAAGTGCCGTAATCGGGGGTCGGTTGTCATTTCTATTACCCAGAATGATAAGTAAATCCTTATTTAGGATAGGTGTGGTTTGAGGGGGGGCCAATTTAGGCCGTAGCCTAAAATGACCAGAGATCTCATTTTAGAGCAGTATCTCCAAATGCTCCCAGTTAGAGGGTAGGTCCCTACCACTGCCCGTGTCCATACGAGTATGGAGGTTGACATTGCGATGAATAGACGCACGTGGATTGAGGGGGGACTAAGGGCGAGATCCTTAGTAAATAGCAAGCTGTTATTATAGGCGGCTAAAGTACTTAGGTTTGTTTTGTATGGAATTATGAGACATAACCTTCCCATAAGATCCAGCATGAGAGACAATCATGATGGGTGGCCTAATGGGTCACGCGAAAGGTTGAAGCGACATACCCGGATAGTCGCGATCTACCCGGTAATGAATAAAATATTTTTGGGGGATTAATACAATGAGACTACCGCCAGAAACCTCTGAGATAGGTTTGTGAAGGCGCGTTATACAGTCGGCATGTACTATTTGATGGTTGCCCTTGCACACACTCGCCATTGATAGCTTGGTATAACTATAGGCCCAAGGTTTGCAAGCCTGATACGTTTTGGGGTAGGGACAGAGATACAGTTTGTGATAGGAAATGAAAGATATTTGGGGGTGTTTTTAGCCATAAGTAGGGGGTTCTCTGATCAGTACCACTCGAAGCGGCCACTTCTACGATACTGACAAGTAGAGCGGGCTCTATCTTCCGTCCTGAGAAGCACCATGGCCAGTGCTGCTCCACTATCCCGAAGTAGAGGCCCCTCAGAGCCCTGTACAGACTGGCCTTGCCTGCAC